AGTAACAACCTGTCTTATTATCGTTGCATTTAAAAGCAGATTGGTATTAGCCAATACCACTGAATTGGAAGGTATTACACAATTTAATTATAAAAATGGCATACGTTGGTCACAAGTGGGGGATGCTTCTAATGCTTCCCCATTTGCCTGGTATGATGACCAAAACGCGGCAAACTATAAAGGAGCAGGGTTCTTAAGAAACTCACAAACACAGGAAGCCATTGTAGGATGCGAGTTTATTAAAGATCGTTGTATATTTTCTTATGAGCGCAGCACCTATGAACTTGCGTATACCGGCAACCAACAACAACCGTTCATATGGAACTTACTCAATACTGAACTTGGTGCTGAATCAACATTCAGTTCCATTCCCTTTGATCAATTTATCATGACGGTCGGAAATGTTGGTATCCATCAATGTAATGGAAGTAACGTATCACGCGTTGATGAACTTATACCAGATGAAGTATTTGATATCCGTAATGAAAACAATGGCGTGCAAAGAGTATATGGCATCCGTGATTACTATTCAGAAATGGCCTATTGGACATACGCAGATGATGATCAGACTAATCCAAATGCTGATACCTATCCTAATCGCGTATTCGTTTATAACTATCGTTTAGGGGCCTGGTCGTTTAATACCGATAGCATTACCTGTTTTGGTTATTTTAACCAAGTATCAGATCAGACATGGCAAACGACATTATATACGTGGGCTGAACTTAATCAGGCATGGAATGCGGGAGCAATGCAAGGACAGTTCAGACAGGTAATTGGCGGAAACCAGGAAGGCTATACATTTATTATTGATAGAGATACCTCTCGTAATGTTGGTGGATTACAAATTACCGATATGTCATTTGCAGGTAATAATGTAACACTAACAATTAACGATCATAATCTCTCGACCTTTGAAAACTCAGAACTATCCTCTGAATATGTTTTAATTGAAAATGCACAAGATAGTGCTCCGGGAAATATTACAAATCTTAACGGCAAAATATATCAGATTGTATCCGTTGGTGGAGTTAATACAATTACCATAGATGCACGTGAAGTAATAAGCGGTACTTATAGCGGAGGTGGTACGGTAGCACGTGTGTCAAACATAAATATTCTCACTAAAGATTTCAATCCATACCGTAAAGATGGTAAAAACGTATACATTCAAAAGATAGATTTCCTTATTGATAGAACTGATCCTAATCCCGCGACAGGCTTTGGTGGTGCAGTGACGGTCGATTATTACCCCTCCTCCTCCTACCTCTCTACACTCACCACAGCCGAAGCGGGTGTATTATATGGCACAACACCAAGCGTTCTAGAAACAACCCCATACCCTGCTATTTACTATCCTTTAGAACAGTACCAAGAAGAAGTATGGCATCCGTTGTATTTCCAAGCAGACGGGACATCTATGCAGTTTCGCATCTATATGAGTTATGAACAGATGATACGACCAGAAACATCGCTACAGGATTTTCAACTTCATGCAATGATCCTCAACTGTAGCCCAGTAGGGAGATTGCAGTAATGGCACTTGATGCTCAACAAACTAGTACTGGTGCTTATGTACCTAATACGTTTATCTTTGATGTATCACAGTTATATTCAGTTGATGTTACTAAGCCTGAATTTAAAGAATTATTGGTTCGCTTATACCAGAACGTAAACCTTATGTGTAACGTGCTCAATTTAAAAGATACGGGCATGTACCTTACGCAAGAATTGGTAAACTCGCAGTCATGGTTTCAAAATCCAGCACTTACCAGTAATACACCCCAGGTTCCTGAATATCGGCAGGTATATAGATTGGTAGTGAATTACGGGCCATTGCCTGATACTACCGAAACATCGCAACCACATAACCTTACGATATCTAATCAATTTACGTTTACAAGAATCTACGCATGTGCTTCAGATACGACAGGATTAAATTATATACCCATACCCTATGCATCATCGGTTCTTGTAGAGAATATTTCTTTGCGGGTAGATAATACAAACGTCTATATAAAAACTGGATCGAATAGAAGTAACTTCAATATCTGCTATGTCGTATTAGAATATATAAAACTTTGAGGAACCCTTATGGCTTATAACAATCAAATCATGAACCAAGCATTACAGGGTGGGGGAAATCTTACCCAGTTACCGTTGTATGGTAATCAACAACAAGGTGGTATTGAAAATTTACTCTCTCAATTACGGGGTATGGGGCTTGAAGGATTAAAAAATCCAACACAAGGGTTTGGTGCCTATGAACAAGCAGCACGCAGAGGTTTTGAAAATCAAACCATTCCGCTTTTGGCTGAACGATTTGCATCAATAGGTGGTACTGATTCATCTGGCTATAAAAACGCGCTTACAGGGGCTGGTACTGGGTTTGAATTAGGGCTTAACCAACAACGTGAACAGTTTGGTCAAAATAATGTAGGAAATCTCCTTCAAATGTTACAACTAGGTCTAAAACCAAGTACTGAAAATATCTATTCTCCTCCAGGAAGAGGTTTTGGTTCAGCAATTGCAGGTGGTCTTGGAACCGGTGCAGGATTAGCAGGAACATTAGGATTATCAGGAGCTTTGGGCAATACCGGTCTTTTATCTGGTTTGGGATCATCGCTAAGTGGATTAGGAACAAGTGCAGGACTAGGAGCATTAGCATCTAATCCTGCCACCTTACCTATCTTGTTGGCATTGTTAGCTGGTGGCGGTCTTTACGCATATTCACAATCAGGAGATTAATATGGCACAAATAGTACAACCACAACCAACATGGCAAGAAGCATTAGGTTCTGGACTGGGACAAGGTGTACAAGCAGGTGTAACAAGTCTGTTGGAACAAAAATTACAGAATATGGCACAAGAACAACAAGCCAATCAACGTTTTAAGGCTCTTGAAGGATTGCAAAAGTCTGGCGTCTTAGGTGAAGGATTTACTCCAGAAGCATTATCAGCCCTTAAATATGCCCCAGAATCGCTTCTTAATACATTACTTAAAGAACGTATGAAGGGACCGGCAAATCAAGCCTATGCGCAAGCTGCTGCTGATGTAGCAGGCGGAATTCCTGTTACGGAAGTCCTTAAAAAGTATCCTGGATTGCAAGGACCACAAATCAATGCTTTAACAACTGCTGCTTCCGAACAAGCTAAAACTCTTCAAAAGCAGAAAGAATTTGGCATTAGCCAAACAAAAGATTGGCGTAACCAATTACAATCCGATATTGAGTCTAATGCTATACAACGTTCTGAACTTGGAAGACTTAAAACATTAATTATGGATCCTAATACTGCGACTGGATTTGCTGCACAATTACCAAAAGAAATACAGACTTCAACCACGCAAGAAGCAAATAAAATTCTAAAAAGAATTGCGTCACAAGCTGTAAAGGGAACTACGACTGATTATAAATTGCAGACATTGCTTGAAAGTATGGCAGAACTAGCGACAACCAAAGAAGCTGCTATGAATGCAATACATACCGCTGAAGAGGCATTAAAGATACCAGAAATCGTTGATAAATATGCAGATAAAATTGAAATGGAACATGCTGGTATTCCGCCACATAACTTAAGAACTTTGGCGTGGAAACGAGCTGAACCAGAAATCAATAAAATTTTGGATAGTATTGAAAAAGGTCGCGACGCAGCTCAAGGTTGGGTAACTAATGAGCAAATGCCTGCTTCAAAATATAAAGGTCGCAAACGTATTGCTGAAGATGGGACGGAAGAAATATCAAATGGCAGAGAATGGCTAAAAGTATCCAAAGCGAGGGGATGATGAAATATCGTTTATTGCCTGAAGAACCAGTAGCAAATCCATTTGAAAAAAACAGTACATCAGAGTTTTTAGAAAATCCTGCTGTTCGCATTCCTATAGCCTTGGGAACTAAAGCAATTACCAGTACCTTGGGACAACCAGGAGATATTGCGCAGATAGCAGATTATTTGGCAGAAGAAGGTCAAAAATCAATTCCTGAACAACCGGGTAAATATGGTAGGCCATTTAATGAATTATTGGGAACGGCACTTCCTCA